AGAACAAATACTACTTCTTCTGTAACTCCTGGGCCTGGTGTTCAGTTTTCTGTTATAGATACTATAGTATCAGATGCAACAGGTCATATTACAGATGTTAATACTAAGAATGTAACAATGCCTACTATAACAGGCGTTACTAGTGTAGGTACTGATACTCCAGATACAATATCTATTGGGGGAACAGCAGAAGACCCAACTGTAAACACTATTACAGGAGCAGTTGGTGATAATAATACTTGGTTAGTAACAGGAGACGATGTATATGAATATATAACTAATCTTGGTCTTGTAGAAAGTGTAACTGGTGGTGTTGGTATTAACTTGACAGGAACAGCAGCAGATCCAATAGTCAATATAGACTATGCGGGTGTAGATAATGCAATTATAGTTGCACCTACAGAAGTAATTACAGATAATGATTACTTATGGTTTAGTGATGCATCAGATAATAATATAAAGAAAGTTAGAGTTTCTGATCTACCGGATAATGCTTCTGGTGTTCAGCAAATTATAGCAGGAACAAACATAAATATTACTCCAATAAATGGACAAGGTATAGTTACAATTAATTCAACTGATCAATTTACAGGAACAGTTACATCAGTAGCTACATCTAATGGTGTATTTGTAGATGTATCAGGTGGAACAATAACTTCAGCAGGAACTATAACAGCAGAGTTATCTGCTACAGGTACTCCTGATTCAACTAAATATTTAAGAGGTGATAATACTTGGGCACCTATCCCGGCAGATAATAACACAACATATAATTTATCTTCTACACAGAATTTATCTGATGTAGATATTACATTAAATGGTTCAGATGGTACATCAGATATAGTATCAGTAATAGCCGGTACTGGTATAGTATTAACAGATGTTGGAAGTAATTTTAGAATTGATGGTAATATAGGATCAGTAACAAGTGTTTCATCTACAACAGCAGGAGATGCTTTAGATGTATTAGTTGCAAATCCAACAAGTACTCCTGCTCTAGGTTTTACATGGGCGGGTGATGCTACACAATATGTAAACGGTGCAGGTAATTTAGCTTTATTAAGCTCAATACCAACCAATCTAACATTAACTACAACAGGAACTAGTGGTGCTGCTACTTTAGTTGGTAATACTTTAAACGTTCCTCAATATGCTTCAGGAGCAGTTAGTATACTAGACAATGGTACATCATTAACAACTGCAGTTCAATCAATTGATTTTGTAGGAGCAGGTGTTACATTAACAGAACCAACTTCAGATAATATAGTTGTTACAATACCAGATACAATTTATACAAATGACCCTGGTATTACAGTTGACAATACAACTAATACGATAGGACTAGATTACTCAGGAACAGATAACTATATATATTTAAACAACATTAAAGTCCCAGAAGCAACATCATTAATGAACTGGTCAGAAGGATCAGGTGCTACACCTGTTGTATTTAATACTACAATAGCTGACATTGTTAATATTGGTTCATCAGGTTGGGATTTAACTGGTGATTTAGGAACTGCTAAAAATATTGGTAATGGTGATACTGCTCTTATACAAGGTGGTGTTGCACTTACCTCATCAACTAGTGGAACTAATGTTTTAACATTAGACTTAGACAACACAGCAGTTACTGCAGGCTCATATACCAATGCAGATATAACCGTAGATGCACAAGGTAGAATAACAGCAGCAGTAAATGGCACAGGAGGAGGTGGATCAATGTCAAGCTTCTTTATAACAGATGGTGTTACGACTGAAGAAATTCTAGATGCCAATACTGTAACTTTTTCTGCAGCAACAGGTATAACTGGAGCAGGTTTAACAGTTGATGTTAGTGCAACAGACACTGTCACTATAGGTGTTGATACAGTAGGTGCTGACAATCTAATTATGGCTAGACCTACTCTTGCGGGTATTGCTAGTTTAGATTACTTTATGTTTAGTGATACTAACGGGGGTGATCAACTTTATAAGCAACAGTTTTATTTGATGCCAGGATACTATGCAGGTTTCTGGACAAGAGGAGATAATTTAGTTACAGGTAGTGGTCTTGCTTCTCCAACAGATTTTGAATTAAATATTCAAGGAGGAACAGGTATTACAACTGATGCTACTACTGCAGGCTCAGCTCCGGTTATTAATACAGTAGATATAAGTTTAGATAGCACTGGTGTAACTGCTGGATCTTATACTAATGCAGACATTACAGTAAATGCTCAAGGTCAAATCACTCTAGCAGCTAACGGAACTGGTGGAGGTGGTATGACATCATGGACAGTACAAGCTGATGGTGGTACAGATCAGGTTATAACAAATGGAGATACGTTAAACCTAACAGGGACAGCTCCTATTAGCACTTTTGCACAAGCTACAGATGAAGTTGTATTTACACATGATACATCAGGTGTTGTAGCAGGAACTTATGTTAATGCCAACATTACTGTAGATACTATGGGGCATATTACTTCTGCTTCTGCTGGTACTGGTGGTGGAGTTACTGCTGTTAACTTACTATTAGGATCAAGTTCAGGTACTCCTTTAGATGCATCTATTAATAGTAATACTTTAACCATTACATCAAATGTATTTACTGGAGGAACTAATGTAGGACATGTACCATCATATGGTTCTGATCCAGGAAATCAGAAGTTTTATTTAGATGCAACAGGTGCTTGGTCTGAGCCAAGTAATGCAGGTATTATTGCAGGTTGCGGAATTAATAAGAATGGTAGTACATTAAGTGTAGAATATGGACCTTTAGCAACAAACGTAATTAACTGTGCTGCAAATGGCATTAAAGAAAATGTAGATCTTGAGAAAGATACAATAATATATAATGATGTAGACTCAGGAGGTTTAGGAATTGATGAAGTAAAAGAATTAGTAATTGCTGATTTACTAGATAGAATGGTATCTAGAAGTACTTTTGCTCAGGCAGCAGCATGGTGTTCTTTTGATACTGGTGCAAGCATATTTACAAATTCAGGCAGATCAGGAATAGGTACATTAACAGTAACTAGTAATGGTACAGCATCATCTACTTTAAGTTGGACAACTCCATTAACAGGAACAAATTATTTAGTATGTTTAACAACTGAAAGTTCAACTACTGCTTTTCATACATATTGTAGATTAAAGACTACAACTAGTTGTATAATTGGATCAAATAATATTACTAATCCAGGTGTACCAGCTGCTACTTTAGTTAACGTTGTAATTTATGATGTTGGATTAAATACTATATAATAAAACTAAAATAAAAAGAAATGAGTGTTTATATACAAGAGGTCTTAGGGCTACTAAAAAGAAATAAAAAGAAGATAAAGCTAGACAAAATGAGAGATCATTTTGAGTTTGGTAAGCTTTATCAGAACAGTTCCCTGAATACAGGTGCGGCTTATAACCCTAAGATGGAACCATTTGTAGTTAAGTGGGGTGATCTTGTATGTCAAGCTACTGAAAACTTAACAAGAACACAACCTGGATCAGGTAATTTAGGAGTTGTTCCTGTATATACAACACCAGAAGGTTCATGTGCATGGGATACATTAATGGATTCTATCATAACACAAAATGCATTAGGTGATACTATTAATATTGCAGGTAACTTATATGTACAAGGTACTATAACAACCCCAACATTAACAGAAGACCGTGTTGTTATTGTAGGACCAGGAGGAGTACTAGAAGATGATGCTAATTTAACAATGGATGGTACAACATTTACAGCTAATGTAGATGTAGTACATGGAACTGATGTACCAGCAGGTACTCCAGCTCAAACAACAAGAATAAACTCTAATCTTAAACTAGAAGGGCCTGTATATGATTCACTTGGAGTATTAGGTGGATTAAACAAAGTGCTTGTAGGTTTAGCAGATGGTAGAGTAAAGTGGCAAGATGATGATGTGGTTGAAGCATTAACATATGGTTCACTATGGCAAGGAGATCCTACTAACTATAAGGTAGAACTACCTATAGGAACAGCTGATCAAATACTTATTTCTGATGGAACTACTTTTGCATGGCAAAATAATCCTGCTGCAATTGTAGGTGAAGTTTGTGATGTATATAGAATTCCATTATGGACACCAGATGCTCAAACATTAGGTTGTTCATTACTTATTCAGGATGGAAACTCTGGTACTCCTGCTACTAAAATCACTAATGATGGTCAACTACAACAAGTAAAAAAAGTATTTTTAGATGAAGTAGTACAGGATGATACTCTTACAGAAGTATTAGTAAGAGATACAGGTGCTTCTAATGAAGTTAAGTTTAGAGATGTAGCTACAATTGTTCCTCCTGTAGGATTTGATACACTTGTTATGAGTGAAGTCAATGACTGGACACAAACATATCTTAATGCATATGTACCTCTTGATGATACAACTGTACCATATATGCGTATAGGTGGTATGACAACTTTAACAGATGGTCAAGAAGGTCATGTAATTGCAAAGAATGTAAAGAGTGGTGCTCTTTTATCACAAGATGCTATTAGATTTCCAGATGGTTGGGGAGTTCCAGGTGAACTATGGGACAATCAAGTATCATGGTTAACAGGTGCTAATGGTATGAATGGATATAAAGATACAGATACACTGTTATTTGGTGAGACACTTAAATTTAAATATATAAACTACCAAGCACCCGGTCAAGCAAATAATATTTTATTTTGGGATGCTTGTTGTAAACTTTATTCATCTAATGAATGTCCTGTAGGAACAAACCAAACACTTACAACAGATGAAAATGTAGCTATATCAAGTCAAACTGTAGTTGTTGATGATGGATATGGAGGGTATGGTCTTACTTATGCATTACAAACTAATGTTAGTAATGGTACATTAAATTTCAATACAGTTACTGGTCAATATACATATACTCCAGCTAATAATTATTTTGGTACAGATCAATTTACTTATACAGCCACTGATGGATATTGTATAACAGACCCTATTACTGTAACAATTATTGTTAATGCGGTAGCTGAACCACCTATATGGACTAGCTCATGCCCTGATACAAGTAATCTTTTGGCAGGAGATGTTTATACATATAATTATACAGTAAGTGATCCAGATCACGCATGTAATCAACTCAGTGTAAGTTTTACTTTAACAGATAATGCTACTGGTAATCCAGCTACATGGTTAACTAATACATATAATAATGACTGTACTGGTACTATAACAGGAACTTACCCTGCAACAGGTGGCGTATTCACATTGGCGTTGACAGTAACAGATCCTGATACTCCTGCTAACTCTTCAGGTCAAATTTGTAATATAGCAGGTCTTGTTCCAGATAAGGATACATTCTTTAACTTTTGGTTTGATGTTTCAGGTTCAATGGATGGGATTGTTAATAAGATAGCACAGAATTCAAGTTTATCAAAAGTATATGCTCAAGCAAATGATACAACTTCTTCCCCAAACATCCCTGCAGGAACAGGTGCAGGAACAAGTACTCTTCAAATGTGTAACAGAAGAGGTGGTCTAAGAAGAGTTGACGTTATAGAAAATTCTCCTACTGGTTGGAATGCTTCTAGTACAGATGGAAATGCTTCATGGTGGTGTGTAAGAGCAGGGATGAGTGTAACAAATCCTTCAGCCCCAGGTCAAATTCCGGCAGGAACATTTGTTGCAGCTACAAACTTTGATATCATAAAAGGGGAAATGACATTAGAAGATATCAATGGAAACCCTGTAATTCATAATGTATCTAACTCTTCAGAGTTGTTATTTGAGTTAACTCCTGCAATGATAGCTGCTGATTATAGTGATATAAATAATTTTAGATATACATTCCAAGACTTTTATGCTACAGGTCAAACATATGCTCAAGAAACAGCAGCTGGTGTACCTCATAATCCAGCAACAAATGGTGAAGACGGTTATTCTTCACACGTGATTATGAGTTTTGATGCAACTGAACGCCCTATAAGTGGTTTAGCAAACAGAGGTGTAGGTCAAGCACTTAATGGTGCTTTAGATGTAGGACCAGTTGCAGATACTTCTTTAGCAAATGCAGATTGGTTCTTTGATGCCACTCAAATTTTTATATTTGCAATTTATGATGAGTCTTCTGTTGGTAATAATAAATATTTCCCTACAACTGGAGTATCTTGGACTGATAGAAATGTAAGTGTAAATAATGACGTTACGGCAGATGCAGGGGAAGTTGTTGCTACATTTAATAATACAGCTAACTCTGTAACTTTAAGAGGTATTTGTATGAATATGGAACCTAATGGTGGGCCAGCATTGACATCTATATGGGGTTATGATGGTGCATTTACTGTGGGACTTAACACTCCTATTCCTAGCTCTGACCCCCAAAATGTTTTTGCTGCAATACCTGCAAGTGCTTATATAACTCCTAATACATCTCTAAATACCTTATATAATACTTACGCAGCAGGTGGAAACCAAGCAATAAGAAGTTATCCAACTACAGCTGTAGGATTTACACATAATAATGGTGGTAACGGTACCTATCCTGGTGTAGTAAGTAACAGTGCTGCTAACACAGGTCAATATTATTTTAATACTTTTAAAGCAGCATTATTAGATCACGGATTAATACTATAATGATAATAAGAAATCTTCCATATAATGATAAAGGACTGGACTGGGTTGTAGATCAGTATAATAGAAATAGAGATTTTAAAGATCATATAACAATAGATGATCTTGTATCAGCTGAAAAATTAGCTGATGAGATTTCTTTTAGATTGATGGCAACAAAGAAACATCCTGATTACGAATGGTTAAATCAAAAATTAATAGAATATGTCAAAGCAAATAACAAATAAAGCAACTAACCCAATGAGCCCACACAGCCCTAAAGTAAAGGCTGGTGGCTCAGTAGTAGTTGATAAGTCAACAGGTAACGGAGGTTTTGCAACTGGTGGTCCAACTAGTACAAGTAATATGTACGGTATATTATCAGGTAACTTTGAGAGTAAAGACTAAGAAGGCCAGATTATTACTAAATCATCTTTCATTTTCTAGTTCTTTTTCTAAACACGCAAGAGCACGCCATGCTACTTTTGCAGTATGACGAATGCCATCATCATCTATAGTACCTGCATCAATCAGATGCCTAGCTAATGCATCATAGTCATCAGTAGACTTATTACGATCCCAATGTAATGGTTTATCAGGATGATGCTGTTTGTTCCCTTGTAATGATACACGAGCTATTTCCATAATAGCTTTAGGAAAATATTTTAATACGCCAGTAAAGACTGGTCTTTCTTTTCTTTCTTCTGCTTTCATTTATCTTTATTTTTACGGTAATCAAGTATAAATCCAATTAGGACGAGCATGTTCAACCCTAGACTTGCTATAATTTCATGCATATCTTTATAAACATTTACGCTTAGATGTATATGTCCAACGATCCAAAACGGTATTGCCATTTGCTGACTATACCATATTAATGCAAATTCTAAAAACTTTTTCATGCTAACCAATCTCTTATATCTTCACTACTAGAACTCTTTATAGTTATGAATATAACCATAACTTCACCCCAATAATCTATGAGCAAATCATGTTTCATGTTTTCACAGAAGTACTGCAACTGTAGGATATGTATATGCCCATCAATAGGGCCCAGCCTTTCATATATGCTGTTTGCTCTTTGTTCTGCTTCTGTCATCAAAGTATCTTTCCAATTCATATATTAAATAGGTGAGGAGGCCCATACAAAGGTTAAAAACATTTAATAATTATTAATTGGCATACGCCTCTTTGTACGGTTGGTTTTGCCTCCCTTATTTATTCACCCAATTTTTTATTAAAGATTAAATATCCAATGGCTATGGTAAGTATTATAATAGTTACTGTTTGCCAAGGACTCATAATCTACCCATATACATTTCATGAATCAGTCTCTTGCTTGTGATATCTTCATCAATGACTATATCAACTGCGTCTTCCATTGTTATATCTATTAACTGTGGATCTGTATTTAACTCTACACCATTATACAAATTCTTGTTAATCAATTCCACTGTAATAAAATCATGAAAGTTCTGTTGATCATTTAACCAGTCCCGTGGGTGTGCTTTCTTTAATGCATGCGTTACATGATTATAAAAGGCCCATGCACTGTAATTACTCTGACCATAATCAAAAGATGGTTTGTCCATCTCTTTCTTAATCATAGATGTTTGCTGTGTGTCAAGAAGATCCTCATCAATAAACAATCTTCCTACTAGCTCTGACTGTTCTTTACAAGTAATATTTATAGATTTAAGATATTCTTTATCAGCAATCAACCTTTTATAATACTTCTCAGCATTCTTTATTTGGTCTGACATATGAATCTTAGTATCCATATTGGCTGTACCAGTATGTTTTCTATTATAATTCATCATATCACCTGCAACCATGCCGTTACCACATACTTTTACATATGCACCAACACTACATTGAAATCTAGTACTCTTGTCATAAGAGTTTGTCCAGGCAAACATCATACCCAGCTCTTCTTCCTGCATTGCAGTATCATCCGGGTTTGTTGGCCTTAAATAATAGATCCCCTGTGCTACATTAGCATTCATATTAGATCTATATACTTCATTAATTATAGAGAATCCACTTGTTTTAAGTAGATTCTTTGCGTTATCTATCACTTCTTTGTGTGATATAACTGTATAAGATTTACCGTGTACTGGTAAAGGTTCATTTTCTAGATATGCTCTAGTAACTTCTTTTGGTTTTGTGTATCCCATATTGTAAACTTATTTAGTGTAAATATACTAAATTAATCTGACTCAGCAAATTAAAATATGTATCTTATTGTTTCTAAAGGAAAATATTTTTGATATATTTTCTTAAATTCATGTAACAATCTACCTTTATGCTCTAAAGGATATCTCATTACACCCGTTTGATTCTTAACTTCACTTGAGCGTCTCATCAACTCTTTTGCTTCTGGTGAAGCCTTGGCCATTTGATGCTTATGATTAGTTAATGCTATTACTTCACACTTATTTATGCCTGCATATGCATTTACTTCAGAAAACAAATCATTGTACTCTTCTTTCCAACCTGGATAAAAGATAAGAGGGCTATAATTTAAATGTACTTCCCAGCCCAATTTCTTGAGTCTATTAACATCAGTTATACGGCTCTCTATTGGCTGCATCTTAGGTTCTAATATATTAGAATACTTCTGAGGCATAAGACTAACACGGACCCTTGGTGGTTTATTAAAATGATTTACATCTAACTTCAATAAACCTGGATACTTTGTAGCCATAGTAGTATTAAGCTGCGGGTGATCATCATAACGTTTAAGATAATCAATCAACGGTTCTGGCATATGTTTCTGCATCATAACTAAATCTGAGTTACACGCTACATCTACCATAGTATATATAGGGTCTTGCTGATCAGGATTCTTAAAGTAACCTTTTTCCCATTCAACAACAGACTGAAATATTTCATCAACATTTTCATTGACAAAGACTCTTTTACCATTATACCTTGACATATAACAATAAGTGTCTACACAGCCTCCAAAACACCCGTAGATTACATTTGGAGCTATGCAGTTTGCACTATTGTTATTTGGTTTGGTTACAAGAGTCTTAGTCTTTTGTTTTTTAATCATTAAAATAACTTTAATTGATTAGCTGATACAGACAATATACTATCTATCTCAGACTCAATTGCTTGCAAGTAGTAAACTTTATTAATATTATAGTTTTCCCATTTAGGTTCTACTTTCATATCATTATATACTGTTTGCAACCAGCGGCCTGCTTCTAGTTGTATTTCCCTACCATCTTTCTTATTTACTTTTGTAATTTTAACACCTGACTTAGAAATAAAGTATCTATTAATCTTTTGTAGATCTTCTTCTTTAAGAACACCACCTTCAATAGATCTAGCCACTTGTTTCCAATCACCTTTAGATTTACTACCAATACAATAATCTAAAATATTCTTATTTGTATCTAAATAATCATGAGGTAATACATTATTTACAAAGTATTCATAAATAGCTTTTGGTATTACAAGTTTAGACTTGTTCTTATGCAACTGTAGATCATGGAAATCAAAACGCCCTTTCAGTTTTACAGGAGCAAAGCTAAACTTATCATTATCTACTTTAAATACATAATGAGGTTGACTCTGCTTAATCTCCCTCCACTTTGTTATATCTACTTCTACAAAATTATTTACACCTATGTAATTATTTACATCAGATAGAACTAGTTTTTGATATTCATCATGTTCTAATTCTAGATTAGTAGTTTTCTCCCACTCTTCACATATTTGCATATATAAATCTATATGTTCTCTAGGAATGATTGTTTCTACACCATCTGTGTTATGTAATAAAGGAATTGCATTTGGTATTCTTTCCATAATTTGCTCATAAAGCATCATTAAAGTTAGCTGACCGTTAATAGTAATCTTTAAACATAACTCTGGATCATAAAAGAAACTGTTTTCATCATTGCTAAGACCAAAAGTTGAATTAAGTATAATCTTATATACATAGTTCATTGGATTGCTCTTAGGAATCTTTTTTCTTTCATCAAAGAACCACTCATATTGATTACAAAACTCTTCTTTAGGAAAGTGACCTGGTGAAAACTTATTTCTAATAGCTAGATTAGGATAAAAACTAGTAACATCTGATGACATTATAACCATATCATCATCTGATTCATACACACCTTTGCTAGCAGCACCATGAACACCACCTAAACCAAAATCTGTTTTTACATTCTTATAGTTTACGCTATACTTAAAGTTACCCTTAAGCTTTGATCCATCAACCTCTAAAGATTTAAACCTTTCATGTAGTGTCTGGAATTCAGGAGATGTAAACTTAATATAAGGCAATATAATATCAGATATTTTTATACTATCTCTTCTGGTTCTCATCTGCCTTAAGTCTCTCTTCTGAATGTTCAACTTTTGTGTTAGATAATATCCAAAAAGTTCCTTGCTGATTCTTGGTTCAGATGCACTGTATAGATTAATACCATAAGTATCTGTTAGTTCCTTACGTAGTTTAATCTGTGACTTTGACCTATTAAATACTTCTTTAGTTGACTGAACATCATTAACATTATATTCAATGACAGTATCAATCTCTTCAAGAGTTTTAATCTCAGCTGTATGATCTATAGGCATCTCTAATATATTCTGCCAGTCCATACTGTATTGTATCCACTTAAGACTAGAACGTTTAGCCGGGTTATCCCAATGATGTAACTTAAATAAATCTATTTGACCTATCTTCATTTTCCATATGGGGTAATCCATAAACTCTTTGTTATTAGACTTATTGATACAGTACTGTGCGTACTTATAAATTATATTAGCTATCTCACATCCACTTAGATTAGACCATAGGTAGTGATTATCTATTATATATTGAGTGATCTGACCATCAAAGGCCAAGCCGTTGTATGATATATGCCACTCTTTATTGTTTACATTTTCTTTTAGGAAATCTATAAACTTATCAAAATCATTTCTCAGATCATGAACAACAAACGTTTTACTTTCATTTGTCTTATAATGTTCAAATACACCTGTGAAACAATTAGATAAAGTTTCATAATCCATTACCCAATGCTTCATGCTTTATAATTTTTAAGTGCAACTACTTTGGCTTCTAGTATTAAATCCATAATACTATCATAGATACTCTCTACAGCCTCTTGAGATCCTTCACGCTCTAACTTTCTATCTATTTCTCTTTCATATAAGTCAACCGTTTTAATCACATGCTTGATCTTTCTCTTGACTTCTTGACTATGTATATATTGCAATCCATGTGCTAGCTCACCCATACACTTGTTCATTGCTATTAGGATATTAATATCCATTATCTCTTCTTCTTTTAATTGTTTCATAATATAATTTATTAGAGCCAAAAAAAGCCCAAATCAATGAGCTTTTCTTTTTATGATCAATAGAGTTATAGGAGGCTATTGACCAGGTAATATAATATTAGAGACTTTAGTTTCTTTTACATCTGTTTGCATAAACTGATTGTAATCAAAGTCTTCAGCGTTAACACCAAACATATGAATAAATGTTTCAATGTCTTTTTTATCACTTAAATAAAATTCAGAAAAAGTATCAACCAATCTTCTCTCCTCTTTAACTGTTTTACCAGTCTGTTGATTTGGTGTTTTTAATCTTATAGGGTCTCCGTTATCATCTAACTTTGGTACCATATGATATGATTGTTTCATTACTTTACTGATGACAGCTAAAATGCCTGACGCAGGGTCAAACATAGCTTCTGTATATGGTGAGTCTAAACTCACAGGTATCATTGTAAAGGATTTTGCATTTCTGAAGCTAGAGTTAACTAACATCATGTTCTGTCCTATTGTTGCCATAATTTTATTTTGATTTTATTTGGTTCAAAGATATACAAGTATCTTCTAATAACCTAACTAATAGATAATTATTATCTATAAGAGTCTCCTTTTCTAGATCTGGAGGTGTGCATACTTCATACACATCTACTAGTGATTCTACACTAACATCTAAAAATTTAGCATACTCTTCATGTGAATCCTCTGGTGATAAAAATGAATGTATATATTCTGATACTTTATCATCATTACCAAAGAAATCTAGTATTTTAACTTTACTATCAACAGAATATTTTGAATAACTGCCTTTAATAAAGTTATCATAATCAAACTTAAGCGAACTAAAGTCAAAAACAAATAAATGTTTACCCTCAGCAAGTTCTATATGCTGATCATAATATTTATTTGAATGTATATTTTCAGTAATAAATTTCTGAAAGCTTTCATTCAGTGGAGTTTTATATAAACATAAAAACATTCTATCTTCAACAGAGTACACATCCTCCCAAGCAGAATAAGTTTGCTTTGGAACATGTGTTAAGCCTTTCCTTAACTCCAATAATGGATATAGAAAGACCTTACTCTTTTGAAAATAATCTGTGTATACTCCCATACTATAAGTTAACCTTATTTACTAAGAATTCATAGGGTAAAACATAGTTTCTTTCTTTATAATGGTAATCTGCTGCTTTTAAAACACCACCTAATCCTTCCGCCCATCCACTTAATGTATCCTGAGTTACATCAAACACATAAGCTTGGTTATATTTGTCTATAACAACAAATTTAAATTCTATAGTATAATCATCACGGTTCTCTATAGAATCCATAGAGTCCCAAACTAACTTACAATATATAGCTGCCTGTAACCAGTAGTTATAAAAGTCAACAGTCTCTTTAAAATCAGATATAGTCTTTCCGGTTGTCTTTAAGTCTGATATAACAATGCTCTTTTCTTTATGATCTATGCTATAGAAATCTATATAACCATGTAAACCAAAAGGCATCCCTTTTAACTTACAGCTTAAGTATTGTTCTGCATGTGTTTCATAATCATCTAACTCAAAGTCTGTTGACTCATTGCTAAACAATGCCATTACATCTTTCTTATCCTTTAATATATCAACCTGATCATTTGACCTATCTAATGTCATTTGATCAATTGTATCTTTGTTAGTATTATTTAAGAATTTCCAATAAGACTCATTGTCATCAGTTCTTACTTTAGCAAGTCTAGCTTCATCAGCTTTCAAAGACTGATATAGATTGACTGACTTTAACGAGTCTAGTATAACAAAGTCTTCACAATCTGCAAGTGTTTCCGCATCTGTATGAAGTGTTAAATCTTTCAGCACTCTTTTTACAGAATCTGTTGGGATTTTACCAGGCATAAGGTTAAACTTGCTCTCAAAATTTTCAGGCTCAAATAACAAACAATGTAAAAGCTTGCCTTCTACTAAATGTTTATCCGTTCTTACCTCTCTATCTTTTAATATATAGTCCTTGTAGAACAGGGACGGTGAAAATAATAATTTATTTAAAGAAGAGTAGCTAAAGCAGAATTCTTTATCTGCATAAAACTCCTCTTCTTTTTGATAATTTCTATTCATTTATCATTTTTTCTAATTTATCTGCAATATACAAATTTTCTAAGTCAACTTTAAATACTTGAGCACTTTTACCAACCATAGGGTCCATTAGAGTATTCATGAGTTTTTCTCTTGTTCTGTCTACTGCAAACCTTGTTAATTTTCTATCATTCATTAATGTATTCAGATAACTATTAAATGACCATATACCATTACTGTTATGATTACCTTCATAATGTTTTAATCTAGTACGCATTGCTTTGACATTGACTGAATTCCAGTTATTAGTATTTTTGAACCAATCATAATGCCAAAAATATAAACCTGATACCACATCAAATGATTTTTCTATGTTACAGTTAGCCAACATCTCCACAGCTAAAGATCTATTATCTATATCTGTACTAGTTATCATCTTTTCAATGTCATCATACTTATCATTTTCAATTACGGCTAGCTCAGAATCAATTATAGCTGATATTGATGAATCTAGAACTAGTTGACTAGTAGAGCTTAATAAATTATTAAAAGCTACATAGTTTTTCTTTGGTAAGATCCAATCAAATCCACTATCATAATCATTGAGCTCTTCTTTTTTCATCCATTTAACTAGATCATCATACATCTGTTCTCTTATATTTTTACTTTTATGATTGATACTATAATAACCTTGGTTCAGACGAAATTCAATCATACATGCAGGAGTAGCATTACTAAGAAAACCTCTAAGTACATCTAAAGCTTCATCAGTAAACCAATCAAAGTCTTTCATATGCTTAATTATCTTATAGGCATCACTATATGCTATAGATTTATTCCATGTTCTTTCAAAAAGAGTATCAAATAATTTTAAGGATACAATAGATATGTCTGCTTTTGTATTATCTCTAATAACCTTGCAGTTATATCTTTCCTTTAATAAATCTACCTTTTGTCTAGGTAGAGTTAATTTAGGAAACCTATATATCTTTTTGTCTTGTAAATCTATATTGTCTACATTATCAGGTATAGGCAATCCTAACAATTTAAAGTCTTCTTCTTCAATTTGATACTTATAATTGCTATATAAATATTGACATTCCTGTTCACTCCATTTTACAGCCACACCTGATAACTGATTTTTATCCCAATTACCAGTACCTTCAGGATACATATTAAATTCTAATTTAAATCTTTTTTTCATAATTTTATTTTAAATATTTTTGATACTCTTTTTTAACAGCCACTTGAAACGTATAAAGGTCTCTATTGTGAATGCTTATTTCTCTTCTTACTATAGGCTCAAGATACTTAAATGTTACTTTATCAAGCTTATCTTGCTCCTCTAACCATAATATCATGTCTTGTGCACTCTTACGGTAAAAATCATTAAAGTTTGATACATCTAGCCAATACTGCAAATCTTTATCTCTATTATCTGCATATGTTATACTATTACAGTCTTGTGCAAACTGCCACAATAAATGATAGTTTTTCTTATAGTCAATAGTAGGAATGATTTTAAGAGCCAAAGCTTTATCATCACCATATGAATTTAACTGAGTCTTAAGATCATTAAGAAGCTGTTCATCAAGAGTCATTTTAGTAGCAGACGCATGAAGTACTGTCTCAGGATCAATAACACTAACATCTGTAGTATCAATTATATGAGCCAGATTCAAAGCCATACCAGTAATTATCCAGTTATCATATAGGCTTTCTTCTACGTCTATATCATAGTATCTTACTGTATCAGTAACCTTGGCTGTAATAATACATTCTAGGCCTGAATCAGCAATTTTTTTAAGAACACCAAGTTTATTAACATCTCCTTTTGTAGTTTCATAATTCCATATCTTATTCATCATTATTGTAGTAGGAATATTTTCTGCATTACTTAATTTATGAGTAGTTATTTCCTCATGACCTATAATTAGATCTGCTAATTCATAATCATTTGTTACAGTTATACCATGCTCTTTAAGAGCAGCCTTTAATCTATCTTGTGATACATTACATCTAGGTAGTATAAAAGCTTTCTTTTTAGTTCTAAAAGTTTGGTCATCCTCTGTAGGTTCCAATAGTATAGTGTTTATCTTTTCATATGTTGTCTGATCTTGAGTACATAATACTTTATTAATACCTGTACTAGAAACTAACCCATATGTAGGGTCAGTCTCTAGTCCAAAGTATACTAAAGCATCAGTATCAAAATTTTGATATACTGATTTATTTGCCATTTTATTTCATTGTCATTTGGACAATCTCTGGGATCATCATCAATTTGTTAAACTTCTTTTTATTACCATTAAAGATGGTACGTACAATTAAATACTTAAGATCATTAGTAAAATAATCTTTAGTACATAAAGCCTTCAACCTATCAGTTACTTTCTGGTTAATAGTATTATCCTGTGAATATACTACAGCATAATTACCAAGTCTTGTAGCTAATGTTGATGCAATATCTGCACGATATGTATCATCTTTACCTATACAAGATCTTAACTCATTAAAGATATATTGTTCTCCATCATGTGTCAATAAATCTTTAGGTGTAACCAGTTTATCTAGCTTGTTATTAATGAATGTAGTAAACATAGAAGCAAATGCATCTCCAACACTACCCTCACCAATCATCTGAATCATGCTGAGGTTATCTTCAAAAGATTCAAAGCTTGATATAGAGTTAAAGAATGTTGTTATAGATCTAGCATTAGTCTCTTGCGTTACTAATTCAGGATGAAGTAATAAAAAGTTAATACATCTACTATCTATACCTGCACCTTCTGCCCACTGAGCCCATACATTTACATCAAACTTAAGATTAGCTGTAACATATCTAGTCTTCTGTGCACTATCTACACTGTTAACCATATAGTCACCATTATCCGGGTTAGCTGTTAATATAATATGCCAGTTCTTAGGTAGTGTCCAAGATATATAAGACTGTCTATCTATCAATTCCATAACTGCTTGAATAAATCTTGTGTCAGCTCTATTCCAGTCATCTAATAATAGTATACCACCTTCTTTAGCATCAGCTATCCATTCAGGTGCACAATAAGACATTCTATTTTTACCAGTAATTTTATATCCTTGTTTAAGATATTCTTGTACAGCAAGTTCATCAACCCATTGACCAACTTTCTTGGTTACAGTTTGATTTAAGTTAGCTAGACTAGCACCTGCAGCTCTTTGTGCTGCTGTAACCATAGCAATGTCATTATTCTTTACTGCTATTTTCTTTTCTTTATACATCTGAAACTGTCTTACAGGGAAACCTACAAGATCACCTAGCTCCTCAATCTGTGCTAAGTTTAATTTTACAAATGCTAAATCATTTTCTTTAGCCAGCTCTACTATTGTAGAAGTTTTACCTATACCTGATTCACCCACAACTTCCACTGATACTGGTCCTTTACCATTATCTTGAAGATATCTGTTATTAGATATAATGTGATTTACAAATCCTTTTAGTTCTGTTACATTTAAATTTACTTGTGCCATTTTCTTTTATTAATTAAGTTGAATTTTCTGTCCTGGTAACACTTCATTTATACTGCAGTTAGAACTATGAACCCATAAAGTATTATTAGGGCAGTTCTCTGGAGCATATGCTTCACCATCTGTTAAATATATAAGAGCTGTATATTGCCCTTTGTTTTCATTATAGTAGTCTATTACTGGTTGGAAGCTTGTTCCACCACGACCATGTATTTCCCAATCCTTTCTTGGATTAAACTCTTTTACACTATTTAGTTTAGTATCACATTGAGCTACTGTAATCTTATGACCGGTCTTATGCATATGCGTAAGTTCACTAAAGAATTCCTTTAGCTCATCATTGTTTACAGATCCGCTTGTGTCAACACCAACAAGTATATGATTCTTAAATTTAATCTTAAGACCTGGGTTAGCTGCATAACGTTTATTATACTTACGTCTCAGCTTCTTTGTATAAACTACACTAGAGTTACCTGCAAATCTTCTTAGATAAGCTTTCCAATCAAACTTAGGAGGTTCTATATGCATCAGCCTATGTATAAGCTCAGCTAACTCACCCGGTATATTACCTTGTTTCTTTACTGTTTGCTCAGCAGATTCTTTTAACTGATGCTCAATTTGTTTTTGCATTAGTTTTTTATCAGCTTCAGGTAATGAATCAAAATCATCCCATGTACCATGACAATATTGTGACTCACCATTCATATGATCCATAAGATTATCTAAAGAAGGTGAAGTACCATCTTGGTGTGCCTGTTCAAGTAATTCATAGTATTTATCCGTACCAGCCTTCTTAGGTAAATTTATCTCAGGAAAACTTGATAGTAATAAACCACCTTCAGGTAGTTTACTTTCCAGTATGTACTGGTTGATTTCTAAATCTGCAGCTATATTAAATAATTTATGATCTGAATATAGACTTCTAGTTATAAGATGACCAAATGCAATATGCAATAGCTCATGCTTAATTAAACCAAATCTATGATCTTCACTAAGGTTATTATAAAACTCAGGGTTTATAGTCAATTGACATCCAATATTATGTTTGCTTACTCCTGCAGTAGGCAGTTGCATGCTATACTTTTTATTGATACCAATTAAAAAGAGCCCGTAAAAGGGCTCTGCAAATATTAAACTTTTGGTTGTCCTAGCAACCTGATCTTGTATGTTAATCATTATCTTTTATTTTTCTAAGTATGTCCATATAAACTTTATCTGCTTTGCTTTTTTCTATATATGCATAAACTCTATTTGTATTAAAAGACCCTATCTCAAAGCTATACTCTACTGCTATACAAAAATCTACACGATCTTTAAATAGCAATGCTTTAGCCATAAGCTTATCTATAATGTCTTTGTCTTTATAGTTTGCATTATTATATATTTCACAAGCTAAAGCTCTATCTTCAAGTAATCCTGAAAACATTTCTTTATATGTAAAAAACTCATCTATTGTTATTATTCTCTTCTTTGCCATTTTCAATTAATTCTATCCATACACCGGGGTTTTTTTTATCATAAGAATATTGTTCAAATGCTGGTATAATAAACTCAGCATTATCATCTTCAATCCATCCGTGTTTAACCATATCATCTTGTACTGTCTGTGCAGGATTAATATAATCAAACTTATGACGGCTGCCTCTTATAAACTCAAATGATACTTTAACAGGTAGATCATTCTTAGCAACTTCAGCTTTAAAATCCTCAGCATACTTAGCATATATATCTTTGGTAGCCTTTCTATAATTCATTACAGCTTTGCTAGCAATAAAATATTTACCTGTCCAACGCCTACCGTTTTTACTTGAGGGAACATTGCCTGGTATCCACCATCTTATTTTTGTCATAATTATTTATTTAATGTTGTTTTTAATAATGGTTTTAGCATAGCATGTGTCTTATCAAATCCTATTTCTACCATAGCATCTGATATGTCTTTGCATATAGTTGGTGTACATCCATTTATATTATATGCATCTGCATATCTTTTAACTGCATGTTTACCTGCATCATCATTATCAAACAACGTTATTATACTTTTGTACTTTTTCTTAAGATTTGCTATGATATGGGGTTTAATCATAGTGTTCTCAGAGTCTGGACTAATAACTTCTAGGTTATAACCCATACCTTTTAAACACATTGCATCTTTAAGAGATGAGCAAATCACCAAGTAAGGTTCTTTATACTGCAGCTGATCTATTCCCTGGATATAGTTCTTTACTTTATGAAACTTATGCTTTTTACTATGAGGCTGATATATTTTATATACTTCACCATTTCTATCAAAGTAACCATAGCAATGTTTGCTTCCAATCTTTAAAGATTCTATTTCCAATGCATCTTGCTTAATCATATTAAAATATTCTATTGGCTTTACATTATACTGATCTAATAATGTTTTGCCTATTCTATATGATAGCCAGTAATTAGCATCATCCTGATTCCATTTTCTATACTTTATAAAGTCAATCTCCCATTTAGCCTGAGGCACAAACTCAACACTGACTTTACCATTTTCCTGTATATACTTATTGTAATCTTCTATTATTCTTCTTGTAGCCTGAGGATAACCCAACTTAAACATGTGTCTAATTAAGTCTGACTTGTTACCTCCAATACCTGTAGAAAAGTCTTTAAACTTATATTGCATTATGGTTTTATCCACGTATATGCAAAAGCTTGGAGTCTTGTCATTAGGATTAAATATTGAATTAATCTTAATGTCTTGACCTGTTAGCTGTTCAGGTAAGTCTAGATAATACTGAAACACCCAGTAACTTGGTACGTCTGTTTCTTCTAATATTAAATTTTTAGTGCTGAACATAATCCAAATATATTAAAAAGATATGGGCCCAGCATTATACTGAGCCCACTCTTTTGGTTTTATATTACAGATCAAAGTCACTTCCAGAAGCTGTTGCAGGCTCAAAATTTGAAGCTGTTGTTTCTTTCTTTAAATAAGGTCTAAAATGATTTGTATTATTTCTATCAAATGTTAATAGGTTAGAGCTTTCTTTATCTAACTCTTCTAATGGCATACCATCTTTACTTCTCTTAGGTAAAAACAAGTCATTATTTACATAACCTTCTTTGTTTTCCCACTCACGTGCACCTAAGCAAGCATTGATATATCCTGTTTCAGAACATACATTAGCAGCCTTAACCATAAAGTCTTCAATTGTATTTGCCTCAATAGCATCAAGCTCATTTCTTTTACCTACTACTTCAGATAAAAATACCATAGCTTTTAATACTTCAGTATCACGGCTAATCTCATTACCATTTGCTAATGTTGCATCCTTAAATGGATATGGTGAGAATCTAACTCTACCTACTTGGCCTGCATAACGCTCACCATTAGGATTATTCATATCTTTTAAGAAACCATTAAATTCTCCAGTAACAGGCTCAGACTCTACATGTAATGTAATATTATATGCATCTGAATCATAAGGTGTTTGGTCAAATGTAATAGAATTGATTTTGATTTTGTGGTTACCCACTCCAATAACTGGTTTGATGCTACCTGATCCGGCAGACATGTCTTTAGTACTTAACATAATTTACTTTTTTATTAATTATTAATTATTGATTATATTTTTCAATACAATCTTTTACAAATTGTAGGTCATTTGGAATAAACTTATCCTCAAACATACCCATAGGTGATTTACATGTGTTCTCTCCATTGTTTTGAGTTTCAAAACCATATTCAAGTTCACCATCATCATTTTTATTTACTTTACCAAATAATACTATAGAGAATAGTCCTTCTAAAGTTAGTGTATTGTCAATCATTTTGCCAATAGTTTTTGCTTTAACTTTTCTATTTCCATTTATATCAGTTGAATCTTCTGAGTGAGTTAAGAAAATGATAGTCAAATCTTCTCTCAAGTCTTTAGGAAGTTTTGCAACCATTGCTAAGTTAGCTGCAATCTGAGTGAATTTATCATAACCTTTCTCATTAGCTCTGTCAAAATATTCAAAAGAACTCATATACTGCCAATCATCTACTACTAATGTTTTGATATGGCTCATTTTTTCATCTACATGCTTTATTGCTTTTATTATTCCTGCACTTGATGAAGCTGATGTCAGATTACCTTTTGGGTTATCTTTACTAATTTGTGTGTATTTGCTTTTCCATCCCTGGAACGGTAATGGTTTGTTAGCAATGTTTATAATGAAAGTCTCTTTAGGATTTAATGTTCTGATTGAGGTAGACTTTCCTGTACCTGAGTCAGCAATTACTAATACGCTGTTTGCCATATTACTTTTTTTGAATTACGTTAATTAATTTATTTAATGTTGCATTTATTTCTGATAATGCGTTTATCAGCTCTGCATTGGAGAGGAGGGGAGCAGTGTCAGTGCTTTCATCTGGATTAGGCAAATCTGGATTTGCAAAATCTATTATAGCTTTACCCCTATTTGTTACATCATTTATAACCTTTAGTTCACTAACAGGTATAATGTGTCTCTGAAATCCTGAATTACTTGTTATGATTTCATACTCTTCCTGCCAGTGTGGATTATGTTTATGATAATATAGTGTCCTTTTTGGATCTTCTGTATCATAATCTATAGATACAAACTCTGTATATATATCTTCTCCTTTTTCAAATTCACTTGGAAAAAAGCTTACATGTAGCTCATCCTTTCCAGTTGGCCTGTAAGCCATCTTTGGTATGTATAATGCATTAATCTTTCCTTCTGTCTGAAAGTAATCTTCATGCTCTTCTCTTAGTGATGCAACCTTCTGCTTTCTTTCTTGCGGTGTTAGTCCCATCTTTTTTTTGTTATTTAAGTTTTTAGTATTTATCATCTGCGTTCTTGTTGTTGAGGTGTTGCCATTTCTTCTATTTGCATTTGTTCAAACTTAGCTTTGAAAAATGACATACGTGCATCACCATTTCTTGCTTTAAGAAAATGTAAAACCAATGTTCTATCATTTTCTATTATATATCTATCTGGTCCATAATATCTAATCTTTTGTTTAGCTGGGCGGTTGATACCTATTAACATGTCTGCATGCTGTAGCATTGCATCTGAGCCAAATATATCTGACTCAAGTATATAGTTACCATACTTACCATCTATAGCCCTGTCCGGATTATCTATGTTCCTATTTAGTTGTGATAAAGCAATAAACAAACAAGGATAATCTCTCTTACACTGTGTAAAGAATTCACCTAACTCAAATAACATATCTAATGTGTTATTCTGGTATGGTGCTCTCTTGACTAACATTGTATGATCAAGTGTTATCATTGTATTTACTCCTTTATGCTGTGTCATATACTGATCAATTTGCTCACGCATCTGATTAACAGTCATAGGTGTACTAATTATATCAACCGGGTGCTTTACTCTTTCTTTAGCATATAAATGGCATTTATTTAATGTATCTGTATTTAATATTGATCCTGCACTACATAATTCTTTGTATGTTTTACCAGTTATAGAACTAAATTCTCTGATAGCTGAGGTTCTGCCTACCATCTCAAACTGAAATTCTAATACTCTAAACTTATCATTTGGATTTAAAGCAAATGATTCTCTAATGATTTGATCCTTAATCAGTGTCTTACCTGAACCAGGTCTACCACCAATTACTGTCAAAGTATTCCATTCTATACCATCAGTGGCAGCATCATTAAACTTAGGCCACGGAGTATAGATTGATTTCTCTTCTCCTGTTGACCTAGCATACATATATTTAAGTGCATCATTAAATGCAGCATATTGCCCAATCCATGATGGTTTATTTTTCATACAACGTTTTCTTTAAAGTGTTCTTTTTCTGTTTCTACCCCATCAATAATCATATCACAATAGTCAGCTAATGTAGAGTGTTTAACCCTATGCTTGTCTTGCTTTGATATAAAGTATTGACTTGTCTGCATATACATATATTCTGTATCTCTATATTCATTGACATACATCTTAGTTGCTTTGATTATCTCATCCCAACCATAGTCATATGTTTCAAAAAACCATCTAAAGTTTTCTCCTAAAGCTTTGATATTATTTCTAGCTGGCTTACCGCTTGGTAGTTTCCTTGCTGGAAATATCTCTCTGTATGTGTGGATCTTATCATTAAAGTCCTTACCCATGAGTTGTATATCAGTTTTTTTCTTTGCTTTAACAAAATAGTTATCAAGCCTAGCACAAAATGCTTTAGCTTCAGCAGTCATTTTATATTGGTTTTCTTCTTTTATTAATAAACCTTTTTCAATTAACTTTTCTTTATCTTCAGACTTAACATTTGGTAAGGATACGCCTTGCTTCATCCCAAACAGTATTAGGGCTTGGTTTGGTGTTATCTTCATCATCAGTATTTTCTGAAATAGTTCCCACATATTCTTTTATTTTTATTAAAGTGTTATTATATGCATTCATTACAGATTCATCATTAGTAAAAAATCCATTCTCAATCATTTTACATGAATTAATGATGGTTGCATGATTGCGTTTTAAAAATCTACCTATACTTGTTTTAGTATGCCCTTCTTTATGAGCCAAGTATGACATAACTTGAACGTATACAAGAAACTCCCTCAATCTAGTCCTGTGTTGTAGAGTTTTGATACTCTGAAACTTAGGATGATTTTCATGTAATGCAAGTAAAGCACTGTCATGAAATATACCTAATGGGATCTTTTTGTTTTGATCTTGAGGGGTGTAAATATACAATTTAATCCCATGACTTAAATAAAAAGACTTCTTAAATTCTGAAATTTGTTTCTTCTGGTTAAGTTCTTGATTATCAGACATTTATATTATAATTAAAGGTTATCAAAGATAGTAAAATTTACCAATCTATGCAAGGTTTATCTTGATTTTCTAGTTCTGTATTAACTTTGTTAAAGACATCTTTACAGTCCCATTCACCACCTCTATATGCAGCTGATGCCGGGTGTGCTACCTTAAATATTTTTTGTCTATCTAATAGTAGTTGCCATGCTTCTGCTTTCTTACCCATTAATATAGATGGTACTTGTTTATTGTGTCTATTTATATTTTCAAACAAGTATTCTGTAAATGGTTTCCATATAGAATAATGTGACCCTATAGAATTTATCTCTACTGTAAAAGCTGTATTAATTAATAATACACCCTGGTTAGCCCAACACCTTAGATCAGTGTGGTCTGTACCAATTGCTTTGTTTATGTATTGTAAAGACTTTTCTGCTTTACCTTTTCTGCTACAGCTAAAAGCTATACCATCTGCAACTCCAAGCTGAGGATATGGATCTTGCCCTATGATTATACATTTAAGTTCATCATATGGACATTCTAAGAATGCATTAAATATATCTTTAAATCTTGGTGTAAATCTTTTCTCTGCATTTACACATTCTACTAGTTTATTCATGATCATATCAAACTCAAGTCCATTTATAAATGGTGAGAGCATAGGTGCCCATCCTGAATCTTCTAATTTATTATTGACATCATTTCTTAATTGTTCTATGTCAATTTCTATTAAGTTATTATTCATATTCTATTTCTTTTTTGTATCTTTGATTAATTAATACAGTTACTATGTCAGATAAAAAACAATTCATCACTTATGATACTACTAAAAACTTAGTAGCAGATATTAATCCTGCTTTTATCTCAGGACTACAAGCAATATATGGTAGATACCTTCTTGAATTCTATCCAGATGCTAGCAAATTTGGTATACTTATACAAGACTTCAATGAAACAATTATGGAGCCTGAAAAAGCCAAGCTCAAAAATAGACAGTTTACTCCAATTGAGAGTGAACTATATACTTTATATTCTATCATTAATATATTCAAGGCTTTTGCAAAAGAGCAAGGGCTTGAACAGTATGAAGACCTTAAAGTAACTGAAAATGACTTTGCTAAAGTTGTGTCTGATCTTAAAGAAGAGACTAACAACCCAACGGAGATGCTACAAAAATTAGCTGTTAAGCTAGATGAAATGAAATCATCTTAATTGCATACCTGCAAAGTCACCTATTTCTAAAGCTGCTTGTATAGCAAGATTCAATTCTTCTTTATCACACTTAGCAAATGATTTACAATATTCTTTATTGTTTTTCATAAAGCATAAGCCTGCTTTTCTTTTTACTTGTAACTTTACCTCTTCAAAGGTATAACCAAGTTCATTTGCTATCTCACGTATCATTGCGTGTACTCTAGCTAACTGTGGATTACTACCTTTACCATCTTGTATACCAATAAATATCTCTACTCTTGCACCATCCTTATGGTCCTTGAAGAAGCCTTCATATTTATTCTTGAATGCTTTTATAGGAAAATGTAACTTTCCATCTTTTACTGTACCTTCTATAAATAACTGATCTTTCATTTTATTAAGTTATGTACAATTAGTACTGCAATACCTATAACAAACATCCAGGCTACATATTCTATAATTTTGTAGGTTTGTTCCATCTTTTCACGTGTTCTACCTTGGTTATGATGCTTTAATCCATCATGTATTTTTTTAAGATCTTTCATTTGTATTTTTTTTTAGTTGTGCTTCTAATATCTCAATAGCTACTTCCAAGTTCCTTCTTGAGGAACCTGGTAAAGTATCTACATTATCTAATAGATTAATTATATCCTTTATAATTATATTATTCATGTGTTTCTAATATTCTTTCTTCAAAGTCTTCTTCTAATAAATCTTGCACGTCTACAGATACAAGGTTACCCACTCTATCTTTAGTAATATACCATACGTGATGTAC